GCTGGTCGCAGCTGACACAGGCGTCAACAGCTCCGCGCTGATGTAGTCCGTGCCATTGTGAAGTAGCGCGCCAGAGAGCTCGGAAGCAGCTGCTGTTGAATCGACAATCGCGTGCACATTAGCCTGGATGTGGAACGATGTCCCGACATCCACAGGACGATTGTCAACCGTTGTCTTCAGGAGGCGTGCGCCCATTGATCCAGCAGTTGTGTACGATGACGCAACAGCATCAAAGACCGCTGTGGCTGTCTGCGCTGATGTCAGCCAAGATGTAGCAGGGTCAAAGCCAGTCAACTGATACTCAAGCGATACTGGAGCCATGCCAGATGCACCCTTGAGCATCACGACAGCGTGGTCTACACCTGTCGCAAATACAGCGTTAGGAATGTCAAACCGATAGATGCCCGGCAGGTTGGTCGCGTCTACCTCAACCCATCCACCAGATGACCAAGCACCTGTCACTGTCTGGGTTGCAAGCGTGATTGCTGTTGCGCTTCCAAGTGGTCTCACATAGTAAGCCGTGAAGCTCGCAGCGTTGTAGACAATACCGGTCTTACCGCCGCCTGTCGTGCTTGCGCTATCCTGCACAAAGACATACTCGGAGCGGTTGGATGTGGCTTGCGCCTGTACGAATAGTTTAGCCACGAATGCCCCCTGTCATGCCCGGATGCGTCAGCAGTCCGCCACTAGCCGCAAGTTTCTGCACTGCACCAGCGTCTGGATTACCTGCCCACGTTGCGCTGTATAGGTCAACAGTAGGCGCACCTGTGCTGTTACCGAATCCGATATTAGGACTGTTTGGATACGGCGCAAAAGTATCATTACCTGTTAGACCATTGATGCGTTCGTAGGCTAACGACACGCCAGCACTACCAGCGGTAACACTTGTCACGCTTGTTGCAGTGTTTTGCAGTGTTACGTTTATTAATCGATTATATGTTTGAACCACTGCTCCAGTAGTGCCACCGAAAATGTTGCCACGAATCAAAACACAGTTTTTGACAATACTGTTGTGCGTGGTGTTTGTGCTTGAAATATAAATTGTTTGACTGTCAAAACCTTGGAAGTGACAGTTATATATTTTTATTCCATTGCCATCGGATCCGGTTCCAGATTGTGTAAAAACCAGAGCTTGACCAGTTGGAGGACATCCTAAGAATATGCAGTCCTTGATGTTTATATTTACATCATAGGTGCTTGTATGACGCGCACATGAAACAGTACAACACTGCCCACTCATTAATACACACCTGTCAAGCGTGAAATCATAGGGTGTGCCAGCCGTATTCGTCATCGTAAAGATTTGACAGTTAAGTTGTACTACAGAGAAAACACACTTGGTAAAAGTCCATCCACGGCAGGTCGTAAGATTAACTGCATAACCACTGGTCCAAGTATCAAAATACAACGACTCCCAATTAATGTAGGTCTTGCTTGTCGCAGTCAGTAGCGCCCAACCAGTGGTCGGGTTGGTTGTATCTGTTGGAAAAACGGTCCATCGAACAACACCTGCTGTTGTCGCTGTCCATGCTTGCGTTGCTAATGGGTCACCTTTAATTGTGATAGGACTTCCAGATGTCCCATTACCGCCCTGGTACTGCAAAGCTCCACTAAGTGACTCCCTATATGTTCCTGGAGCAACCCAAACGGTATCACCAGCAGACAAACCTGGATTCGTGCCAGATGCAGCACCAATTGCAAAAGATATTGATAACCACGGAGTAGACGGAGACGTGCCATTATTGGAGTTTGATCCATAGGTGGCTACATAGTAAGTTGCCATTATTCGGCAGTTCCTTGCGTTATCTGTTGAGCCATAATCACTGCAAACTGGCTGACAATATTGAACTGAAAGTCTGCATCCTGTGAAACCCACCAAACATTAACGCTAGTTCCATCAGGTCCAAACGTACCTATTTGCGTTCCAGAATCGTCAAAGATATCACCGTAAACACGCCAGTCTGTAGATGGCGCAGGTTCCTTTTCAATACGGTAGTTTTGAAAGTTCATTTGCCCACCTTCAAAGCATTGATTCCCGTACCCTTGAACGGCATCGTGAGGAACGCCAGCACACTAGACACAGCAGCGGAGACACCCGCCGCTACCGCCTTGCTGCCGTAGAGTGCAAGCACTGCGCCGAGCTCGGCGAGGTCGTGTGCTTCGCTTGTGCGTACGCCATCACCGAACACGCTGGTAAAAGCAGCTACGAATGCCACGATCACAACGACCACTAAACGTTTGATTGAAATGCTGTTCATCTTTGTATGATCGCCTCCAAAGCGGAAACCTTGTTCTCGAGTTTACCGAGTCGCTGTTCAATGCGGCGCACTTCCTGCTGCTGTCCATCAAGTGTGTTGATGATGTGTGCCACCTGAGTCTCCAGGCGCGTCAACCTGACCTGCAATGCCACCCAAGCGGCACCGATTGACATCGTCGTGATAAACGCCTGTATTCCGATTTGGACCCACATCTCAGGACTCATAGACTCACCCCATCAATAACTTCACCTTTATCATGGTGCGATGACAGCGAAGCTTGCACCACGCAGTGGATACAGTTAACCGTTTGTCCTGGCGCGGAGTCCGATGGTTTGACTGACTGCGTTCGTGTGACCATAGTCACTGCCGATGCACTCGTAGTATGGCGCCAAGTTCTGAGGATTCCCGCTGGTGTATATTCTGTCATCGGCCTTGACTTCGATGTCTGGTGAACACGTGAGCGTCCATGTACCAGACTGCTCAATCATGCCACCGACCACGCCTTCGGTATCGCCTGTGTTACTGATGGTGCCACGGATTTCAGCGACCTGTATCCAGTGTTGACTGACGCCACCGATGCCATCCGCTTGATTGACGGTTCTCCAGATCGCGACACGGTCCGCGTAGGAATAGGCCTGAATAGCGTTCTTCAGCGCTGTGGAATAAGCTGCCGGGATCATACGAACACCATCGGTGAGAAGCGTTTCGCCTGGTCGAGACAGTGCTCACGGAGCACGGCCATCTTTGCATCGACCTGTCCGTCCTTGACGTCAATGAGGTGCGTGATGCTGGATGCTTTGCGAATCCAGCCCTGTCGCGCAGCTGTGCGGATGTCATAGCGCTCGACGTTCGCAGGACCGATGTCCTGCCACAAGAGGTCACCACTTCCATCATTGACGCTGTAGCCAAGTGTCCTGGTCCACTGTGGGAACTGCGGTTCCGTGGCGCTCGATGTCCCTGCAATGACGCACTGGTAGAGTCGACCATTTGCGACAGTCGGAATGATGATGTCGCCGACGACGAAGGCTGTGGATGCGGTCCAGACAGTCCAGCGAGCGTGATCGTCCACGAGTTGTTGTAGTGCAGTGCTGTCCAGGAACGGATATTGATCGCTGGCAACCATCCAAGCGAGACGGTCCAGTGCTTGAGTTCGAGTGAGTGGCATGAGCGATTCCTATGAAAAACAAAAAGGGAACGGGAATGGTATCCCGCTCCCCTTGACTGCGAAGGTGCTACAGACTAGCTGGCAGCACACTGAAGAACGATGAGCGAACCTGGGACCTGATCGGCCACGGTTGCAGTCACGTTGCCAACGTCGAAGGCGTTAAACGCATAGCGCTCGGTTGCCTTGAACGTAAGCGCATCCTCGATGAACTTGACCTGGTCAGAGACCTCAACCGATACGCCACGACGATCGCCGAACGCGACACCCTTGGAGAGATCTCCGAGGACGACCATGTCACGAGATGCAGCTGGTGCGCTTGGCATGTTCTGCACGAAACTGATCGGGATACCGAACAGTGTTGGTTCAGGACCATAGGCATTCTGAATGTCCATGATTGAGTTCCCAGAGAGTGCAATCAACTTGTCTGCGACACCGTTGTAGAACACTTGCTTATGCATGTACCAGCGTGGCTGCGTGGCATATGGCTGAAGCTTCGCGACCATGCTCTGGAAGTTCGCCAGAGTAAAGCTCGAGAGTGCAGTGTTACTACCAGCAGCACCAACGACCATCGATGCGATGCTCGTGAAGGTTCCGGACAGCGCCTTGATACGTGGCATGATTCCGGTGATGGAACCATACGTCGATGTGCCATCACCTTGGAATGCAGCTGCATCCTCAGCCAAAGCCAAGCCGTACGCGAAGTCCTGCGCCAATGTGGCGCCGAAGTCAATGACGGTGTCTTCGTTCAGTTCCTTGGAGACAATGGTCAAGATCGCGAGTTTCTTCGCGGTCAGTGCGACCTGTGTGAAGGTGATGTCCGACGCAGTGATGGCGGTCGCTTCACCAGGATAATAAGTCGTGGTCGAAGTGGAGGCGTTTGGCACGTTGAGGATGTCAGAAGTCATCGGATAGATGCGGCTGTAACGACGTGCGATTCCGTACTCGTTACGAAGCCAGATCAGGCTGCTCGAAACGATTTCAGGAACCGTATATCCACCAGCGCCGTTGTCACCTTCGGTCTGCGACTTGACGCCATGCTCGTTGCACCATTGTGCAGCCTTAGCATTTCCGAGGACCGTACCACGCACCCACTGGCCGAATGCGTATGCTTTGTAATCAGCCTCAGCCTTTGGCCCAGGGAATGGATTCCGGACAACACTGCCGGACTTCCATGGCTCAGACTTTGGCGCTTCGGATGCGACAGGAGCAGGAACGGAGCCGAACTCCTTGAGCATGTCGATGCGCTCAGAGAGAGACTTTGCGGATTGATGAAGGCGATTGGCTTCGGCCATGTCGCCGCCGTTGATGAGGACTTCTTTTGCAGCTGCGATTGTGGATTGTCGCTGTGCTTCGAGTTGTTCGATGTTCATTAGGATAACTCCAGGATCATGAGCTGGCGGAGGAGAGCGTTCTTCGCTTCGTCCACTTCGCTCGGTTGGTCGACGATGGTTACATCTTCGCTCGACGCTTCATCCCGAAGCTCGTTCCAGATGGTTTTGGCGAATCTTGTCGACTCGCTACGTGAGAGACGAACTGCATCCCGCAGACGTCGCTCCACTTCTCGGATGGATGTTGGACGCTCGAGCATAGCCTTAAGGCTTTGTGCTTCCGCTGCCGGATCCTTTACTTTGCTGTTCAGTTCCTTGGCACGAACTGCGAATGCATCGATGATCGCATCCACATGTCCACTGCCGAGTCCACTGTCATATGCAGCTGTAACACCTGCACAGAGACGCTCATAGAGCGCCTCGAGTCCTTCATGAACCATTTCCTTGTCAAGGTCGCCATAGACATTCTGGACGAACGTTGCAACGTCTTCGCCAGGTACGACAGGAATCATCATCTCTTCTTCTTCCATAGCATAACCTTCCATGTCGCCATACATGTCTTTTAGACTTTTGACCATGTTCATCGGTTCAGCAGGTGTCGGTGTGAGCGAAGCCTCACCGATTGGCCAGCGTGTGATCTCGTATCGGCCATCAGACATCTTCTTCCGCTCGACCATGTGACCCGTGGCGCCGCTGGAATATCCAAGCTTGCCAGACTTCGCCAGTTCTTGGATCATCTTCTGATACGAATCGGCCATGTCGACCTGACTCTCATACCAGAGACTTTTATCGTCCATGGTGATGT